GTAGGCTTTATCGTTTTCACCTTCTACTATCCAGCTCTCAACCATTACAACATCGTTGAATTTTTGGTCAGAGTGTTCGTAGTTTGTTTTTCTGTTTCTACCCTCAATAGCAAATTTCTTTGCAATTTTGCTGATAGTTTCAGGGGTGAATTTGACATAGTATTTTTCCCTGCTTACCTCATCTATTCTAGGAATCAGAATATTAGGTATCATCAGCGGGGTGTAAATCATTCGTTTTTCAGCAACAGCTGCGAATAATTGGTCTTGGTTTTTTGAGAAACCAACTTGACATAAATCACCAAAGCATTTTTGTACTTGCTTTTCATCCATGTAGGTTGCATTAAAACCTTGTTGTGAACGTTGAATTGCGTAAGCTCTTTTTGATTTTGCTCTGGTTTCCTCGCTGTAGTATCCTTGAAGTGGTCTGTCAATCATGGGGGTGCCAGGAAGCCCTGCAGCAAACCCTTGGTCAACCAATTCAACCTGACGTTGTGGTCCTTCGTATTTGCTACGATATTCGAATTGACGGAATGCATGCACACAATTTGGACCTCCAAGGTAAAGCCATTTTGAATAAGGTTGTCTGTTGTGTCCAAATTCTGTATTGTAATCACGCAGAGCGTCAATAATTACTCTACGGAAATATCTGCCTTCAATGGACATACAAAAATCTCTAGAGTCAGCTTTTGGATATACTCTATCATATCGATAAAATTTCTGACCATTTCTATAAACCCCCCTTTTAACTTGGTCTTCAGTTAGTCCACGGAACAGCTCATTGGTTACAGCTTCGAATTTTTCTTCCTTGCTATTTTTAAGCGTTTTAAGAGCTTCTGCAATTTCTTTGTCCTCATCATCATAAGCATCGATATAATCGCTTATAATGACCAAATGACCATCCATAAAGGACACATCGTGGTTCATTCCAATCAGCTCATCAATCTCACGCATGAGGTCCTTAAAATCGTCCACAAGAATCGCTGCACGGTTATAATCTGATTGGTCAGCATAACCTCTTTCAATTACCATCTTTTCAATCTCAAAAACATTGTCAGCAATCTGTGCTGCTGAACGTATCATTCCTTGAGTATCAAAATCAGGATTCATTGTTTTTAAATGCTCAAATAATCCAATTGCACCAGGACAGATTTCAAAATGCTTTGCCAGGTACCCAAAGATATCCATATCAGCTTCTTCAAAATACGTATTGGATTTTTCCATTCCACAACCGCAATCAAATTCAGCAGGTTCAACCAACATTGAATTGGTGCTACCGCTATCTGGGTAATCAACATACCCTCCAATTGCCGAGGTGTCATAATCAAATAAAATTGTTTCTCTTGGCAATTCTACTTTGATTACTGGATTATCATCATAATGACGAATAATTCCGAGCTCCTTAATTTTTCTTACTTTTTGAATATTGCTTCCAACAGCATAAATTCTATCCAGTGGAATTTTATATTCGTTGGCCAGCTTACGCATTTCATTGCTCACATTGTTTCTTGCAGAAATGATATAAACGTAGTTACCAAAGCCCACCTCTTGAGCTAGGAGCTCCTTTCCCCTTGCGGTTGAAAGAACACCATCCCAATCAAAAGATACCTTCTGAAATGCAAAATTTTTGTTTTCCCACATTCCATAGCATTGACCCAATGCTTGGTCTTGGCTTTTGCCCTCAGCCATAACAACCCCTACGCAACGAGAAATAAAAACATCTTTTTCTTCCCCGGCAGATGGATATACAAATTTTTCCTCTTGTACTGGACCACCAACAACCCAAGCATCACAAGTTCTTTTTGCTGCGCATTTGAAATCGAATGCCTCACAATAACCTAACTCACCAGCTTCGATTGTATCATAAGGTTGGTCGGAAATGCCCTGAGAAATACAATCTTTGATTCGTGGGCTCACATTAAAAAAAGCACAATTTCCACATAAAGCACTTTTGGCTTCACCAATGGTTGTATTAAATTGTTTCGCTTTTGCTTCCCAATATTTGTCATTGGGTTCGTTTGGATTTAATGGTCCGTAATTGGCAACATTAACGGCATTCTGTCTATTTTTTAAATTAATGCTAATGCTCTTTGTTGCTGGTGGACATTCTGCAAAATCTTGTTTGCTGTTTTCAACCGGAACACAGTTGGGAACCATCCTGCCACCCATCGGTTTCATACCAATTGGTTCATAACCTTCCCAGCAAGCATTTTCTAAACCATCATCTTGGAAATCCTCTTGTTGATTTAAAATCTTATCTACCCAGGTCAATGCATCAGGACCCCCCCACAAACCATAAGCAATTGTTCCGTTATCGTCCCAATTTCCTGTGTTGTAAGTCGCTGCTCTTTCCAAATAAGATTTCATGCGTTTGATTGTCTCCAAACTGATTTCTTGTTTTTGGCACAATTGCTGGGCTCTTACCTTGCCAACCTGGGTTCCTGCAGGATTTCCCCTTTTTTCATTTTCACGTATGGCTTGACAAGCTTTGTCAGAAACGTAATCTGGTGCTTTATAAAATTTTTGCTTTGAGAAAACCATCATGTCTTGTTCAATGGCTGGATATTCTACCCATGCTACCTCAAATACGCCAGTTTCACCAGAAAGGGTTGGGTCAATTTCAAGTTCAATTACTTTAAACATCTTTGATAAATACTTTTTTTAAATCTGACTTAAAAGCTCAAGTCTGCGTTGAATGTTTTGCTTGCTTGTGATATCACTTTCAACCACATAAGCTCTGATTGGTTCTCTACGTTGAGTAGCAATCGCTTCGACAATACGTGAATCGTCGAAATTATTTATAATGGGGGCACCTCCACCATTGAGGTTAATCTGGTTCAATAAATCTTGATAACGAACTGTGGATACTCTGTTGATAATTGATTCATTACCTTCCAATTCTATTCCCCCACCTTGATATTTTACACCACCATATTCGTGTGCTGGTCCTTTGACCAACCCACCGGTTGCGTATGGTCTTAATTTACCACCTTTTTTATACGTATCAATTGCATTTAATTGTGCGGTAATAATTCCAACTTGAACTGCAGAAGCTGCAGCAGTAATACCAGCCAATATTTGTCCAATGACAGGACCCGTTGCAAAAGCTGCGGTTATTGCTTGTGCTGTATTTGCGATACTTTGTGCTAAAGAAATTCTAAGCTGAGTTTTTGCTGCCTGCTTTTCTAAACGTTCTCTTTCAGCATTATAAATTTTTTCAGCTTCTAATCGTTTGGCGTTAATTTCATCAGTATCTCCTACAATGTTTGCTTGTGTTCTTTGAAATCTTTTTTCCAATTGACTTAATTGGAAATCAAATAAATCCGTAGTCGTTTGAGCAATTGCCCCCAATGCAGCTTGTAGCTGAGCAATGTTATCCTGAATAAGTTTTATCGTCTTATCAAATGCTGCTTTTTTCTTAGCTTCAGCATCCTCAGTTGCTGTAATTTCTAATTTAAGATATTTTAATAATAGCTTTAATTTTTCCTCGTAAGATGCATTTCTGATATCAATACCATTTTGTAGCAACGTAAATTCCAGTTGCTCAATGTCTGTAGCAAATATTTTTGCTTGGTCAAATCTACGAGTAGCAATTTCCTCTTCTAAAATAAGAGCATCTGCTTGAGCATTTGCAAATTGAATTGGTAAGTCAATTGATTTGCTAATTAATTCCCCATTCTTTTCTAGGAAACCATTGAGTACTTCGGTGGATTTTGCAAGTCCCTCGTTTTCTTTACGGAGTTCTGCAGTTCGTTCTGCAGCTTCCTTATAATATTGATTGACTTCAACAATTCTCTTGCCGTTTTCAATTAAATTTTCAAACACAATCTGAGCTTGGTCTGACAATATTTTTCTTTGTGTTGCTAATTCTTCGGTTGAGCCTTTGAAACCTTTTATATTGGTATCAACAAATGATTTTACGAAATCTTGTTCAAATTCAATTAAATCTTTTTGGTTTTGGATATACTCTTGAGTATTACCTTTTTGACCAGTTAAAAATTCTGATTGTGTCGTCAACAGATTAATCAAATTTTCTTCTTGAATATCTGCTTGTTGTCCTGCTAATTCTAAACTATTGCGTATGAGTTCTTGATTTAAGAATATAGCATTTGATTGTTCTTCTAAACCCTCCCCAAAAAACTGAAAATCAATCAAAAATTGTTCAGGTGACGTTTCTTTGATTATATCTCGGTACTCTTCAAAAACATTGTTATAATCACTTTGATTTTTTTTCAATGATTTTAAAACCTCATTTCTTTTTTCAAGATTTGAATCAAATTCAGACAATTCAATATCAACACCCTTCGTTGTTCGCTCTAGTTCAATCTGACGTAATTCACCTTGTAGCTCTAATTCTTCAAGTAACAAACGCAATCTTTCCTCTGAATTTTTTTTCAAATCATCAGCTAATTCTTTGTCATTTTTTGAACGCTCTTCAGAAGTGATTTTTTCAATTCGAGCATTTTCCAAAAGAACAATCTTCTTGTTTTCAAGAATTATATTTAATTCCTCATTGATTTGTTTTTGACTCGCACCATCTCTTTTGAGTACCTCAAGACGTGTTCTAGCTTCTCTCAAATCTTGTAATGCAGTACTTCGCCTACGTTCAGATAACTCTATTTCACTAGCACCTTGCGTTTGCAATAATTGCAACTGAAATTCACGTTCCCTTTTTGTTTTTTCTAAAGTAGCTTGATATTTTTTTTCTGCCTCATCCGCATCTTCTGTTGCTCCAGTTAAACTTATAACTGCTGCCACTACCAATCCTATGACTGCTAATATGGCACCATAAGGATTTGCTGCAAGGGTTGTATAAAATGCTTTTGTTGTAGTGTTAGCCGCTACAGTAGCTAAAGTTTGTGCTTCTGTTGCTATTGTTCCAGCAATTTTTTTAATAGTAAGCAATCCTTCAGCAGCACTTGCGGCACCCAGCGCTACGGTTAATGCATTTTGCGCTTGCGCAGCAGCCGCGGTTACGTCTTCGGTTTCACCCCCAAACAAAGAAACAGCTGCCGTAGCTGCGGCAAATGAACCTGCGATAGCTGAGCCCAATTTACCTAAGTTACCCAAAAACTTTCCAGTATCAGCGTCAGAAGCTTTTTTTAAACCTTGCAATTTTCTTTCTGCAATTTCAATTTCTGAGTTGAATTTTTTGAATTCTTCGGTTCCAGGGGCTGTGGTATTGTCCAAGCTTACTTTTGCCTGTTTGATTGCTGTTTCAAGTTCTTTGATTGAACTGACAGCTTGCGGTACACCATTGAGTGTAATTTGTAGGGCAATATTTTGCATTAGCAGTCGTATTCTAATATTCTACCATAAGTATCCGCGACGACAAAGGTGTCCGAGCTTGTGGTCTGTCTTATGTAGGTACCCATTGGCACCAATGCAAATGCTGTTCCTGTATCGTAATATACCTTTCTTAGGTTCTGC